TTTTAGATTTACTCGGCTAGTTACTACCGACGTCATTTTTGACGCTCCTAGACAGTGGATCTGGAAGAAGTTTCCACCCTCAACTCCACTAGGCTACCTACTAACTTGCGACTGGTGTACAAGCGTTTGGGTTGCATCACTAATCACAATTTCATATACAATAGTACCAACGATAACTTTAATCGGAGCATTACCTTTTGCCCTGTCTGCAGTTGTCGGAATCTTGGCCGCACGTGCTTAACCATAGCAACGTTCCGCTCTTAATGACAGGAGAAAATTTTGGGCATCTTTAGCCGTAACCAGGATGATAAAAATCCTAAACAGTCACGTCCAGGCATTCGAGCAACCTCTGCCAACCAGCGTGCAACTACCAACCCAACTGGTCTCCCGTCTAACTCAGTTTTTCTAAACCCTAACTATGCCCCTGTTCAGTCAGCTCCATACTCTTCTATACGTCCACTTACTGCAGCTGCAGTTCAGGTCCCACTTAATGACCGTGGAGAAGCAGAACGCTTCCGTAGTCGCAGAACTTCAACATCTTCTAGCTGGCAGTCAGACGCTTGGGAGTACTATGATGCAATTGGCGAGATCAAATACGCTTTCAACCTAGTTTCTAGCGTTGTTTCTCGTATCCGTCTTTATGCAGCTGTTATTCAAGACCCTGCTGAAGCTCCAGTTCCTGTACGTTTAGCAGACAATCTTTCAGCAGACCTAGCTTCCGCTGCAGAACGTGCCCTTGCACGTTTAGACTCAGCATACGGAGGCCAGGCCGGTCTTCTTCGTGATTGTGCTTTGAATCTTGCAGTTACCGGAGAATGCTATTTGGTCCAGTCTCCTGCCCGTGTTGGCTCAAACGTTCCAGAGTCCTGGGATATCCGATCTGTAGACGAGCTCAGCGTTGACGGAAAAGGCAATTATTTGATTGCTGGACGTAGAGATTACAATCAAGGTAACTCTCCAATGTCTTCTACCAACAAAAATATTATCAAACTTGCTCCAAACGCGTTCGTTGGACGTATTTGGAGGGCTCACCCACGTTTTTCTGACGAAGCTGATTCCAGTTTAAAGGGAATGCTTGATCTATGTGCCGAATTGCTACTTCTAAACCGCACATTCCGTGCAACGGCGCGTTCCCGTCTGAACGCTGGTGCGCTCTATCTACCGGATGGCCTATCTGTAGCCTCTACACCTGACCCAAACTACCCTTACGAGGACGCTGACGGTCTTTATTCTGATCCAACCCCCGAAGAATTGCAAGATGAGTTCGAGGATCAGCTAATTGACGCGATGACAACCCCGATTCGCGATGAAGATTCAGCCAGCGCGGTAGTTCCACTAATTATTCGTGGCCCAGCAGACCTTGGTGACAAGATCAAGCAGTTCAAGTTCGAGCGTAGCTTCGATCCAGCCCTTGCAGAGCGTTCTGACCGCGTTTTGGAGCGTATTTTGCAGGGAATCGACGTCCCTAAGGACATTGTTACCGGTCTAGCCAACGTAAAGTACTCAAATGCGGTACAAATTGACGAAAGTCTTTACAAAGCACACATTGAACCTCTAATGTTGCTTATGGCAGACGCTTTTACTGTTGTTTACCTACGTCCTTACCTTCTAGCCAACGGCTATAACCCTGCAGACGTTGAAAGAGTAGTAATTTGGTACGATCCAAGTGCTGTAGCGACCCGTAATGACCGTGCATTGGATGCTGACTCTGGTTTTGACAAGATGGCAGTGTCTTACGACACATGGAGACGTGCACACGGCTTCACCGACCAAGATGCACCTGGCCCAACGGAGCTCGGACTACGTCTTTTGGTCGAAAAGGGTGTAATTACACCAGAATTGACGGAAGCTTTGCTTTCGGCAGTGGCACCAGAGATGATGGCAAAGGCTAGAGAGGCTCAACAGGCCTCCAGCGTTGCTCCAATGCCTCAGGATGTCTCTCAAATGCTTCAAGGCGTCCAACCGGGCGCAGAAGCCCCTACAGGGGCACCTGAAGCAGCCCCTGCCGCTCCTGAAGCGGCTCAACCAGCAGAAGCGGCCCCACCGATTCAGCTAGCCGAACCAACAACAACCCCTCAACAATAAACTAAGGAGAAAATCCAATGGATTTATCAATTACTCAGGAAGTCCCGGCTACTAAGCAAGATCTTGCTCAGATGCTAGCTGTTCTGCTCTCAGATACAGTAACTTTCAAATTTCTATCACACGGCTACCACTGGAACGTACGTGGAATCAACTTTCCACAGTTCCACGACAAGTTTGCAGAAATCTATGAAGATGCAGACGGTGCAATCGACCCTTTTGCAGAAAACATTCGCAAACTAGGATTTGATGCACCATTCTTGCTAACTGACTACGCATCTCTTACAGGAATTCAAGCAACTCCAGTTTCAGCTGATCCAGTTGACATGTCTGCATCTCTTTACCAAGCAAATGCTTACATTATCAGCGTAATCAGAGCTGCTTTTGATATTGCCAATGCTCTTAACGAGCAGGGTATTGCAAACTTCCTAGCTGAACGCGATGACCAGCACAACAAGTGGGCATGGCAGCTAGGCACAATCATTGGAGCTGATTCAACAGCTCAGGGCGACTTGGGAAAATCTGAGGCTGACCTACCTATAACAGCATCGCAAGATGTGGTAGATCAGCCTGCAACTCCTGTTTACGTTTCCGCTGCAAAGAATGACAATGCTTACCTAACTAAAAAAGTTACCTTTTCAAATGAAACTGAAAAACAACTTTCACGTTGGACCAAAGAGCACAATGCTGGAAAAGATTTAGATGATCTTGTCTCAATCGCGACTTTGCGTGCAGTATATAGACGAGGTGTTCGTGCCTTCACCGCTAGCGGTAAGCCAGACACCGAACTATCTACTTGGGCAGAAGCTAGAGTACAAGCATTCCTATCTCTGGTAGAAAATAAGCGTCCATCAAATGCGCGTTATACGCAGGACAATGATTTGCTACCTACTAGCCACCCTTGCAGCACAGTAGACACTAGTCAAGGCCTGACTGCATCTATTGCTGCCAGTAGAGATCTTGCCATCTCTATTAAATCTGAAATGGACTACAGCAGTCCAGAAGATGCAATTTACTCTCTAGCTGAATATTCAGGTTTAGGGTATGAAGTAGTTCCAGCAATACGCGCTGTCTGGAAGAGAGCAATCAACGAGTTTGAGCCTCCTTTCGATCGTGCAGTAAAGCTAGTTACCGATCTGTATAAAAGCAAAGATGCAGACCTTTTACCAACTAAGTAGTAAGAAAGATTTTTCCGGTGAGTAAGAAAATTAATCTAATTAAGCAGTTTGATGACCAGCTATCAGTCGAGATGCCAGAGGATATCTCTGTATCCGAGCTGATCTTTAACTTCACGCTAGAGCAGAATGCTCGAGTTGAAGAGATTCGTAGAGTCACCGAACAGCAATTAGAAACTGTTGCATTGAGATCACTCACTGCTTCTGCAGCAGAAAATCTTACTACCGACGTACGTTACTTCAACGTTCTTCGTGAGCTTTCGCATTTCCTTAGTTTGGCTACAGAAGGCCCACGTCCTAACGGTCAAGACCGTAACACCGATCTACTACCTGAATACCACCCAAGTTCTACAGCTGAGTTGTCACTTGATCCAATTACGTTTCGTACTCGACGTGGTGCTTGGTACTCAGCAGATCCACGTATTGAAGATGAAGAAGTTCGTTCACTAGTTGCATCTGTTTACGGTGCCCACCCAATGGACGTACAATTTCAACACGCATACACACGTCTACTAGCTCTTCCAGCTGGAAGTCTGCCAATTGACGTACTTGTTAGCCCTCTTACAGCCGGTCTCTTAAGTAAAGTAAAGAGTGCTTACCACTCAGCAATGAATGTTTTCAAAGGTAAGAACTCGAGCTTCTGGCGTTCACTTCGTGCCAAGCGTCAGCTCCGTGACTCTAAGGGTCGATGGATCGAAATGGGTGGCGGTGGAAAAGTAAACGTACGTTTTCCTAAAGGAGACGTTAGAAGCGTTACAGGTAAAGTTGCAGGTTACTCTGAAAATGGTGGCTACATAGACTTTGAAATTACAGATATTCCGGGTTTAAAAAATGGACTTTACAAAATTCCAGCGTCAGCTTTTGAAGCCGTTGCAGCTATTCTACCTGCCGAAGCAGTTAAAGATCTTCCAGTTGGAAAAGCGGTTCCAAATGATAACGACATTGTTGATATTAAAGATCTTGTTGTTGCTGATATGCCAGAAGGCTGGGTAAAGAGTCCGTATACTCCGACTAGTTCAACTTTTACCGGTAATGAACTTCACTCTGACGCAGTCTACGATTCAGCTGATGGCTACACCGCTTCTGTGGTAAATAAGCCTAATAAAGTTACTGAAAGTTTTGTAGAAAAAGCTAAAGAAGCGTATGGCGATAGCCTAGAAATAGTAGGCACCGATGGTACTGAAAACCTAGACATGACTAAGCCAGTTATTACTGTTTGGGGTTCAAAGCGTGCTAAGGGAAATAAAAGCCCTATTGGTTTTGCACAAGACTGGGCTGGCGTACAGAAGATTGCTGGAGATGAAGATGATCGTTTCGGAGATAAAGATAACCAGGATCTAACTCCTGAAGAAAAACCTGCTGTAGAAGCAGTTGTTCCTAGTCAAAACCGAGAAACTCCAGAAGAAGAGCCTAAGCCAGAATCTACTGGCAAAAACGAAAATGATCCAGATGGTTCCATGCCAGAAGGCTGGAACAAAATTGGAGACAACACATACTTATCTAAAGATCGCAGATTCCGCGTAACTTACGGATATGGTCAATCAGACGTTGCTTTGGTGTATGACCAAAGAACTGGAGACGTTTCATTCCAACCAATTATGTCTGACGGTGTGTATACCCTAACCGAACGTGACGGCAATAGTGACTTCACTATGGACACTCAGGTTCCATTCTTTAACTGGGAGCAGGTTGAAGACCAGGTCCATGCTATTAAATATCTAGAAGCTTTAGACCCGCTGTTTAACCCTAACATTGCCAACGTTCCGGACTACCAAAGAGAGATGTATTCTAAGCTAGACCCATCAGAACGTTTCCAGTACGATTACTTCGGCCCAGGTTCTGACATGATCAAGAAAGCTGATGCAATCATTGCACAGTTCCTACAGGACACTTATCCTGGAGACTTTACCACTCCAAAGTTTAATGACAATGGTTTTTGGGCTGGACAGGGTTCAAGATCTGATATTTCTGCCAGAATTGTTGATTCTGGAGATAACCTAAGAAGCGTTCAAATTGTAGATAAACGCATGGGTCCTCTAAAGACACACCCTATCTATCCTGGTGAAGATGAAAATGAGGTTCTTACTCAAGCTCTTAGAGACTGGTTTAAACTTCCAGATAATCTACATAGATTCAGTTTGTACTCGGAGTTTAAAGATTTCGATATTACTAACGGTAGAAGTGCAGAAAAAACTCGAAAAGCTGTTGCAGAAATATACTACGAGATGCATGTTGCATCCGAAGATGAGCCAAACAAGTTTAACGATGACACCTACTATGTATCTAGACTGCACTCAGCTTTAACAAAATATGTAAATTCTAAAGAAGCAAAGAATACAGATTTAGGTCCTTCTCAAAACAGAGTTAATGATGACTTCATTCCTAACGAGGGTCAGGTCCGTCGTCTAGTTGCAATCCTAAACTCTAGATACGTTCAAGATGAGCCAGAGCTTTGGGATAAAGTTAGAGCGATCAGAAAGAATCCTGAAGAGCACACTGTAAAAGAAGTAAATGATCTTGCAGCGTATATTGAAAAGAACTTCCGTGAACTTACCTCACCTGAAAAAGGCATGGCTTCATGGCTTCAAAAATCATTCCTAAATTGGGCTTTAGATAACAAAAACTGGAGTAAACAAGAAGCAGAAGAGATCAGAAAAAAGATCGATGACAACACCCTAACCAGGGCAGAGTACGATCAACTTCACGAAAAAGCTTATAGTCTACCTTTTAAACCACCTCAGGCTCCAGAACCTACTCCAGAAGAAATAGCTGAATTAGAAAAACTTAGAGCAGCCGAGAACACTGTAAACGGTAAGCCTGACTACTGGCTAGCAGATCAGCCTACTGAAAGTCCTAAGTACCTTAGCAGCAACGTTCCTCAAGAAGCTATGGGCCCTAGCGATGGCCAACTTGTTGGTATTGAAAGATTCTTAGAGGATAGAGATATTCCTCAAGATTTAGTCCAAGAGTTTATGGACAACTACAAAGACATGAATGCTCGCGAGATCCGTGAATGGTATTACACATTCAAGGAGCATCCATTCAAAGAGCAGTACAAGCCTAAGAACAAGTACGGGCTAGTTGCTAGAGATTTTGACGGTGCATCTGACAGAATGCTTGCCAGCATCGAACGTATCTTTGACAAGGGATTAGCAAGCGACAGAGAAATTGCTGCAATTGTCAAAGCCGTTCCTAGGATGAACGTATACGAGGTAAGTACTCAAATCATCTCTGAACTTAAAGCTCGTGAAGATGCTCACGACAGTATTCTAATAAAGAAAGCCATTGAAGGCGGAGCGTCTATTAATGACCTAAACCTGATGGATCTTATTGGCAGACCTAATGCCCCTGAAGGCTGGGAAGACTACAAGCCAACCGATGAAGCTCGTAAAGAGATTCTTGCTGAAGAAAAAGATCAAGAAGAAGTAAAGCAATATGTTAATAGACAAGCTCGTAAGAATGCTGCTCGTAGATCTCGCTACGCTCTGACTCGTTTAGCAGCTTTTGTTGCTAATCACAGAGATCTTGTAAATGCCGATGGTAGAAGAATCATCGACGGAGCAGTCGACGACATCAGGGATCTTAAGCGTATGCTTGACCTACGTAGAAAGTACGTAATCAAACCTGCTAAGGTTATGGAACGTCTAGAGACTATTAAGAAGGGTCTAACTGACTCAGATAATGCTCACACCTACGGACGTCTTAAGAATAAAAAGCCTAAGACCGTAGAGACTCTTGAAAAACTTGCAGCTGAAGTCGGCTCTGTTATGGGTAGAGATGGATACCACAATAGTCCATTCGAAAATGATTACGACCCATCTCTAGAAGATGAAGTAGACCACAGCACATCAGCAGAGGTATTTGAGCCAAATCCTGTTGAATCTCCAGAGATCCCAGTTGACACCGATCCAGTTCCTGGAATCATTGACTACTCTAACCACCCAAATAAGCCTAGACCTCCTGCAAGAGTTAAACCTAAGGCTTTCTGGGGCGTTGTTCGCGACTGGATGGCTGGAGCAAAGAACTGGGATGATGTAACTGAAGCTTTGAGAGATAAAGTTCTACACTTTATTGATTTTGAAACTACCGGTATCTTTGACCCTTTACAGCCTCATGTTAAAAACGATCCAATTCAGATTGCTATATATAAAGTTGTAAACGGAGAAATCGTTGATAAGTTTATAAGCTACATGAATCCTGGATCTCCTTTAAGTTCATGGTCTATGGCAAATATAAAGGATGACAAAGGCAATCGAGTAACTCCTGAGTGGATTGCAAGTCTCCCAACCAAGAGTGAAGTTATTGCTAAGGCTTTAGAATTTCTAGGACCAGACGCAGTTTTAGCTGGTCACAACGTTGCTGATTACGATTTAGAAGTCCTAAATAGAACTCTTAAAGAAGCTGGACTAGCAGAATATTCTCCTGCTGGAATGATTGACACGCTTGGACTAGCTGATCACATTTACAATGTATTTAACAAAAAAACTAACCTTGGTGGTCCATATAAGGTAGGAGACTTTGGTATACATGGTTCTACCGCTCTAGAAGCTTTAGGAAGATACGAAGGTATTCCTAGTAATTCATTACATAATGCAGCTAATGATCTAGAACTTAACGTCAAACTTCTAGGGCAGATGCTTAAGAGAGCTAAGTCTGGAACCGATTTGATTAAAGACAATATCTTTGATCTCGATGCTTCAGATAATGACTATGATGCAAAACTTGCTAAGTATATTCCAGGATACGAAGCATTTGTCGAACGTGCTTTAAAATTTATAGCTGATAGAGCTGTTGAAAGAGCTGCTAGAGGAGACGAACCAGATCCTAAGGATCTAGAGCAAGAAGCAAGAAATGCTCTTAACTCTACATCTCCAGAAGGAACTCCTACAAACGATCGTCCTACTTTCTCAAGCTTATTTCCTCCAAAGCCAGACGATGGTGAACAACCTCTTACTGAAAGCAACGTTATTGATGATCCACTAAATAAGATCAGAAAACCAAGCCCTAAGCAGTTGAAGAGCGTTGAAAGACGTCTATTGGATCCTAGAGACATAGTATCTGCGGAACGTAGAGAAGAGATCTGGAAGTTGCTTCCAAATGTCAACTCTAACGAAATCGGTGATCTAGTTAAGGAAATGGACGGTCTAGAACTTGACTACGCCATTGCTAACAACCTAGACGTTGATGGCTTACGAGTCCCTACTGGATATGACCTAGATAAGTTAAATGCTTACCTAGATGAGAAATATCCTGACCGTCACAAAAAGAGTGGCCCTAGTCAACTTCGCGAAGGCGTGAATCAGCAGAGTACTTTGTCTCGGCTCTCATATGCTATGACTAATTTGCAAGATGCTTTAAGCTCTACTAGTAGTCCAGCAGAAAAGCGTGCTATCAACTCTGCTATTAAGAAACTAGAGCAAGCAGCTCAAGATGTTATCGATGCCCCATCTCAAAATAGAGAACGTCCTGAAGATACCAAGAACAAGGCTGAGCTGGCTACAGGTAGACACGATATTGAATTCTTGGATAAAGAGTACACCGATCAGCAGAAAGACGCTATTGAAGCTGGTATTCGTGGATGGTCAGTTGTTATCAAGGCTCTAGCCGGTACAGGTAAAACTACTACCTTGATCGGTCTTGCAAAGGCAATACTTCACTACTTCCCTAAGAAGAGAATTCTTGCTATGGCTTTCAACAAAGCTATTGCAGATGAGAACAGACTTAAGTTCCCTGGAAATACTGAAATTAGAACTATGGACTCTGTATCTTTCAAAGCTCCTGTAAATAGCAAACTTTCTAAGAAGTTTATTGCTATGAAGAAGCAGTCGGATGCAAAAAATAGACCGATCAATGGCTTTTTAGATATAGCTGATTACTTCAAGATTCCAAACGAAGTAGAGCTAGGTAATGGAAAAAGAATTTCTAAGTTCTTAGCAGTAAAAATTACACTTAAGGGTCTAAACAACTGGACTATTAGTGCAGATGACATGATTGAAAGAAAACACTTCGACGATGCAATTGGAGAAAAAATAGGAGGCCCTGAGGCTTATACCCCATTCTTCCTAGAGCTAGCTCAGAAAATATGGAAAGAAAAACTAGAGCCGCACGATGACAGCGTTCGTCAGATTCCTGTAACTTTCAACGATATGATGAAGAACTTTGCTCTTAGCCACCCTAATCTAAAAGAAGTTAACTCTAAGGGAGAAAGCGCCCACGGTCTTGGTGCAATCCCAGACATTATTCTGATTGATGAGGCTCAGGACGTTAACGGAGTATTCTTTAGACTTATGGATGAGCAAGAGACTCTACACAACAATGGCATACAGCTTGTTGTTGTTGGAGATCCTCACCAATCTATCTATCAGTTCCGTGGAGCCGTCAACAGCCTAAATATGTTTAGAAGAATGGTAACCCTACCTCTAACCATGATGTTCCGTGCCGGACAGGATGTTGCTGATTTTGCTAACCAGGTTTTGGAGATTAAGGACGAGGATGACGAACGTCTAGTCGGAAATCCAAATAAGACTTCAAGTCTTGCAACTCCTGGAAGTATGACAGATGCAGACATGATTCTTACCACAACCAACGCTGATGCTCTACTAGAAATTATGACTATGGTTGGTAGAGGTCAACGTGCTGGTGTTATTAGGGAATTTAAAGCTGAAATGAATAGTTTCTTGGCTACAGCTAAGTGGCTATTTTTTGGTGCTAATCCTAAGTATCGCCCATCAAATGCGCATGAGGACTTAGACTCCTACGACAGCTGGAAGCAAATGCTTGAACTTCACCAAGAAGATTCTGATCCAGCAGTAGGAAGATTGCTAGGCATTATGGAGCTGACTCAAGCTCGTCTAGAAGAGCAAGAAAGAGATAACGATGGCAAGGCAGTATTTGCTGAACTAAAGCGGACAGTAGATGGTGCAAGAATCATTGGTATTCAAGGATTCAAAAAGCCTTCGGATGGCAACTGGGGCGACGAAGGAGATCTTGGAAACTTCATTAGCTACAAGATTGAAAATGGGGCTATCCGTCTCTACAATACTGGTGATGCAAAGCCTTGGACACCTGAGCTAAAGAATCCAAATAATGGAACTAAGAATAACTCTGACACTCTATCTTCAATGGGATACACATGGGATACAGGTAAGACTTGGGACTGGACCACTCCTGTTCAAGGAAATGGATCTGAGCAACTAAGCGCTCTTGTAGACGCTCTAAGTGGTGCAGATGTCGACAGCGTAGTTCTAACTGCTCACCGAGCCAAGGGACTAGAAGCTAAACAAGTTAAACTTTCAGGAACATGGTTCAAGCCTAACCCACAAAAAGATGCTGACGCTATCGAGAAGGGCAATATGCCTAGATCTCTTACTACAGAAGCATTGAACCTTATGTACGTTGCTGTAACTAGAACTATGGATGAATTAGATCCTGGAATGTTGGATTGGCTAGATGGTAAGATAGAAGAATTCAAGTCAAAGCGTAAGGATTACCTACGCCAGCTAGAAGCTAGGTCTGATAAGAGCCCTGATCAACCTACTTCACAGAATACTGAAAGCTCAGGACCTGAAATTGTAGAAGTAGACCCTAATACTCTACAAAAGGGTGACACTGTAGTTACTGCTAAGGGAAACAAGAGAATCAAGATGATAAGTCGTCACGATTCCGATGAAGTTAGCGTATTCTTTGAAGCTATTGATGGCGGTGGCGGTGCATCATATGTTAATGGCCAGCAGGCTAAAAAGGTTATCGGAGGCCCGTCTCAAAACCGTGAAGGTGCTACCAACCCTGACAGTAAGTATGACTACACTGCTAACTGGAATACCGAATATCTAGGTGGACCTGAAGGAAATGACTACAAGCACACTTGGAGTTCTCCTGATGGCAAGTATGAAGCTACTATCTCTAATGATGCTATCCAAGTTCGTAAAAACGGAACTACTATTTTCCAAGGGGATAATAGCATAGATGCTAAGTCAGATCCAGAAAACGTCAAAGAGTCTAGCTTAGATATAGTTGCAAAAGCTATTGAATCAGATTCAGATTCAACTCCTAATAAATCTGCATCTGAGCAGCCAGTAATGTCTGAAGAAGAGATTAATGCAGCCTATGACGAAGCTATTCAAGCTGAGTACGATTACCAGATGTCTCTTGAGCCTATCTCTAGAGATCCTCAATATCCTGGCGGAGAACGCGGTCTAAAGGAACTCACAGAGGCAGTTCACGCTGCTGAAAGAATGACAGCCGAGATCGAGACTCCTGTTCTTGACCCTATTCCTAATGGACTAGATCCGGAAGAGTACGTGGCTCAACTCAGATCAGCTTTGCCAAATAAGAGAGTAGAACTTTACACTGACGAAAATGGTGACAAGTTCGTGAAGGTCTCTGAAGTGGCAAATAAATCTGGAATCTTTGGAGCTTCCGAGGCAATTTTTGGTTGGAAAGACCTAGAAGACAACGGTCCTTCTCAAAACCGCGAAAATAGCAAACCTATAAAGAGCAATAAAGATGCTGTAGATCAGGTTATGGCTCAAATTACCGAGGCTATGGATAAGGGAATTATTCCTTGGAAGAAGCCTTGGACTGGCGGTGGATCTTACCTACCTACATCAGGCGCTACTGGTAAGAACTACAAGGGTGGAAACCTAGTTATTCTAGAAGTTCTAAGCCAATTCAGAGGCTACAAAGGTACTCGCTGGTATACAAAGAACGCTATTGCTAAGCTTGGTGGCTACGTAGACGAAAACGATGGCGTGCTTATAACCAAGGTTGTGAAGAGTAAGTACACTGTAAAGCCAGATGAGACCAAAACTATCATTGACCCAAAGACTGGTGACCAGAAGCCGGATGATGGTTCTAGAACCAAGACTAGACTCGACATTGATGTTGTCTATAACGAAGATGTGGTTAAGGGTATTACTATTCCACCACTTCCTAGAAAAGACCCACCTCCTATGCACGAGGTAGAGGATATCATCCTTGCTTCCTACACAGGCGGGCCTAACATCCAATATGCCCCTGGAGACTCAGCTTTCTGGTCACCTCAGACGGACACAGTCAGCTTGCCTCTAAGAGAACAGTTCAATAGCACTGAAGAGCACCTAGATACTTTGTTCCACGAGCTGGTCCACAGTACTGGAGACCCTCAGCGTCTAGATCGTAAAGATCTTCTAGATAACTACGGTAAGCACAAGGATGTCCGTGCTCGTGAAGAACTTATTGCAGAAATTGGAGCAGCTATTTTAGCTTCTATGTTTGGGATCAACACCAGTATTGAAAACGTGGCTGCTTATGTTCAGTCTTGGAAGAGATTCTTGGAAACAGAGCCAAACGCTTTGTTTGAGGCCGCTTCTATGGCAAGCAAGGCAGTTGACTACATCCTAGCTGGCTACTATGAAGATAACCCAGATGAAGAGTATGATCCAACTAATCAGCCTGGAGCTACCTCCATGCCAATTGAGCCAGTAACTGGTGAAGATGGATCTTCTGGAGGTCTTGGAGGCGGTGTCAACTATCGAATCGAAGGTAATAGAATCTTCCTGATGGGTGATACTATGGCTGCTAAAGATCTAATCAAGAGTGTTTCACTAGTACCTAAAGATAAGAAGATCCCATTCTCATTCTTCTGGGATAGAAAAGCAAACAACTGGAGCATTAGTCTAGCTGATCCTGAGGATAGAGTCAATATTCTTAATCAACTTAAAGCACTTCTTGGTGGTTAATTAAGTCTTTATTCAGATACTTTGGTATACTATTTACAGACTTATTAACTATTTCGAGGAGTATTTACATGGAAAATTATTTAAACCCTGATCACTATACTCCTGAAGATGAAGAGTATTGGACTGCTATCTCTTTCCCAAACCCCGATCCAGATTTCCTATATGATAGTGGTGAAGAGGATGTAGCAGAGCCTACTCCTAAAAACACTCCGTCAGAATAACTACGTAGGATATATAAATGGACGAAAATAAAAAGTCTAAGGCCGAGCCTATGCTTACCGTAGAGTCTTATAGAAATGATGAGCACGTTGTTAAAAAAGTGCCATACTCATCTCTTTCAATCGAGCAACTAGTAAACCTAACTTTAGAAGGCTCTAAAGCCGCCAATGAGGAGCTGCAACGTTTAATCGGGGTAGACATCCTTAAGGATGGCGGAGAATAGTGGATTTTGACTACCTAAAACCTATAGTAGCTGACGGCTTCGGAGACGGAGACGGTGAGTATACCTCTGCCGAACGCCGTGCCGAGGTTCTAACTCAGTTCCGTGACAAATTTGGTCGCTGGGTTGAAATGGGTCGCGGTATTAAAGCTAAAGTTCGTTTAGGTAAAAAAAGAGGAAATGATGCAGGTAGAACTGCCCGCGTTATTGGTAAATTTATTGGTGCAACTCCAGATGGTAAATTTGCAAGAGTTTTAGTTGACCCTAGCGATCCTAATTTTGCTGGCAAAGTTCTATACATTAAATACAATAATGCTGAAGAAGTACTTGCAACACTAGACCCTGAATATTTAAAAAAGCGTGGAATTGAGTTAGGGAAAAATACTGAAGGGTATGAAGTTGGAGACGGTGGCATTCAAGATGAAGACACTCTTAAGATAGAAGATCCGACTCCACAAGATCTTAAAGATGCCGAAGCCGATCTTCCAGATCCAGAAAACTACAAGGAAGAAGCTGCTAAGAAAACCGCAACTGCGCTTACTGGTAAAGATCTAGCTGCTGGAAATATTGTTTACGATCAAGGTTCTGATCAGTATGGAAAAATTACCAATGTTAAGACTTTAGCTGACGGCACTAAGCAAATATTTATTCAGTTCCAAAATGGACGTCGTGCAATTATGAACGTCCCCGCTGACCACCCTATTCAAGCATGGATCGGCAAAGATGAAGCTAAGCCTACTCCTGAAGCTGCGCCTGCTCAAAATAGAGAAGGATCTTCAATTGCTGATTTGGGAATTGATCTACAATCAGCAACTATGGACGCTAATGGTGCACGCCTACCTACCCCCGGTGCTTTCACTGGAGTTTTGCAAAAAATTCTTGCTGGTGCAAAGAACTGGAAGCAAGTTGCAGAACGTCTAAAATCTCAGGTAATAACATACTTTGATTTTGAGACTACTGGTATCTCTGATTATGACGGCCAGGGTATCAAAAATGATCCTATTCAACTTGGAGCAGTTCAAGTTAAGAATGGAAAAGTTATAAAGCGTTTTAACGTTTACATCAATCCTGGAAGCAAACTTTCCGAATGGTCTGCAAATAACTTAAAGAGAGATGTTGTAGATGGGGATGGCAATATTGTTAGAGATGAAAACGGAAAGCCTGTAACCACTGCTGTAACTCCAGAATGGCTTCAAGAGCAAATGAGTCCTGAAGAAGCTCTTAAACAGTTCTTAGAGTTTATAGGTCCTAATGCTATTCTTGGTGGACAGAACGTTCCATTTGATCTAGAGATTTTACAGCGTATGGCTGATGATTCAGGTATCAAGTTAAACATTGCCGGAACCGTTGACTCAAAAGATCTTGCCTCACTTCTGCCTAAGTACGATCCAGAAAAAGGCACTGACGGTCCTAAGGCTCCAGATCGCAAGACTGGCGAAGTAAGAGCCAGCTCCAGCCTTGGCCCAGTTGCAAACTTCTTAGGTTTTGAACCTGCTAACTGGCACTCAGCTGATGGAGATGCGGAAGATTCATTCAACCTAGTCTCAAAGATTGTCGATAGAGCTGCTGCTGAAGACAATCAAGATATGCGTCTATTGAATTTTCCGGAAATGCAAAAGCTTTACCAAGAACGTATGGCTGCGTTTAAAAACTCTATATCTGGAAATAATCCAGTTACTGAAGCCCAACTAAATGCTCTCAATGAACTTGCTGGCTCAGAAAATCAAGAGATTGCTGCCGAAGCTAAAAAAGCTGTTAATGAAGCAACTACCAGAGGTAAAGCTGCAGAGGTTCTAGCTCGGCTAAACACCAATAAAGATAGAACTAACAACACTCCTAACCAATTTAGAATCGGTGGTGGAGGCGGTGGCGGTGAGCTAGGTGAGGGCAATGGCGTACCTAACAAAAAAGAATTGGAATTTTTAGCTAAACTTAAAGCTGGAGGGTACTTTTTAAAGAAAAAGTTTACAAAAAAGCCTAAGCAATATATTCCGGTTGGCTACGATCGTATCGATTCTTGGGAGAGATACCCTTCCTGGTATAAAGATATGTACGAGTCTGCTGGGAACTTAGACGATTTTGTAAAACTATTTTGGAAAGCTCTTAGAGAGTCTCGTAAAGGTACACGTCTTAAAGATCCAGAAGGCAGAACCGATATAAATGAAAAAGAATATGCTATTGCAGCTGCTACTTATAAGAATTTACAGGGTATCGGTGAAAAAGTCATACTTCGCTATGGAGAATTTACTATTGAATTTGACAAGCAGTCTGACATAAATGGTCAACTTCTAGATGAACTTAAAGGATACCTAGATACTGCAAGAAAGCTTGGATTTAAACTCCCTGTAAGAATTAAAATTGCTAAGCAAGGAGATCCAGCTTTTACTGAGGGTGAAGTCATTGGTTTTGATAAGGACCACCCCGAGCTTGGATGCTTAACCGGGGAGTCTCACACCGAACCTGATGGTACTATGCACTTGATTCTTTGGGATCAATTGCATAATCTGGATAAAGCTGACAAAAGAAGACTCTTCAAAGGAATAAATGAGCAGGGACAAGAAGAATATTACGGTCAAAATCCTGGAGGATTTGTTCCTGCACTTCAGCACGTATTCTTTCACGAGCTAGGTCACCTCTGGAATAGAGAAAAGCATGGAAAACTGGTTAACTCTCCTCTTTGGGGAGACCTTAAAAAGATGTTCTGGGGTACAGATGCTAAACCATTCAAGAGATTTGCAGTTACCCCAAATGCAGATTTAGATCCAAAAATAAATCCTAATGCATTTGATGAAAGAATGGCTGAATTATTTGCAGCAGCTCTTATTGCATTTCACAATAGAGAGGATAGCATTCTACCTAATATTGGCCAATTCTGGAAAGTTGCAATTGAGCCTTACATCCACGGAGAACCGATCCATTGGACTGCAAACTCTGAAAGAGTAAACCCCCCTAAAAAAGAAGAAAAAGGTAAAGGTAAAAAAACTACTACTCCACGAGGCGGAAAAGCTAGAACTCCAGATGTAAAGAAGCCTGAAGATGTCAAACCTGGAGATATTGTATATGACAAGGATGGAAATCTTCACGGTAAAGTTGTAGTAATACGTCAAGATAGACACGGGAACTGGCACTACTGGGTAGAAGGTAAAGATTATAAACCTGGAGATGTATTTCCAAAAGGTTTAGATGAGTATGTTGTACACAAAAATGGAATAATTTATGTTACTAAAGCAGGAGCTAACTTTGTACCTGGCGACGGTCCAGACTTTATTTATCCTTTGCCAGGAAAACTTGATTCTTCTAACGCAGATGCAGTAAAGGCTGAAGATCTCAAACCTGGAATGGTTTACGAAAGTCCGGATGGCCCAGCTAACGTTGTAAACGTTTTTGAGCATGGCATCGGCGTTCCTGATGTTAAAAAGTCTAGTGACCGAGTTGTTGTTTATGTAGGCAAAGACGGTGAAGTCAAGCACGAAGTTGTTCCAGTTGGAACCTTCAAAAAAGTACTAACTTCTTCTAAGTCAAACGTTCCTGCACCTACACCTGAAAATGAGAATCAGGGTGGAGAGGGTAGTGGCAATGGTAACAACAGAGGCGGAGAAGGTAACGGCGGCGGTAGAGGTGGACGTGGCGGTAATGGCGGCGGTGGTGGTGGAGGTAGACGCAGAAATAACGATTCATTTGATGAAGTTTTTATTATTTTATTGAGGGCCGCGATCCGTAATGCTTTATATAAATCTAGTGGCCGCTGGGAGGATTTTGACCTTGAACTTGAGGATAAAATACGACTTGAAGTTGATGAAATTATTGAAGAAATTCATAATTTAGGCGTACCTGTATCTAAATATCAGAGATTAGCGGAGTATTTAAATGAGAAGATTTTGCCTGGAAACGGTGACCAGTATTCCATAATTGCTCATGCAAAAGACTTCTTAAATGGAGTCAAGACCCCAGCTGAATCTACTACTGAAATATACGGTCCAGAAAGAAAACTTCTTTATGAATCAATCATTGAAGCTGTCCTTAGGATAGCAATAAACCTTGGCAAAAGAATTGATCCTAATCAGGATCCAAAGCAAAGGGCTGATCAAATCGCTCAAGAGGCGTATGAAATTGTACAAGAAATTATAAAGCTAGACATTAAAGATTATAAAGGACTAATTAGGCATCTAAAAGAAAACCTTGGAGCAGTACATGAAGGCATGTATTCAGATAAATTAAAGCAAGTTTTAGATGAAGTAAAAGAATTCTTAGATCCAGGTTACAGGAAAAGACAACTCGATGCTCTTGATCGCATAAAAGAACTTTTAAAAGAAAGAATTGAAGCTGTAGACCCACTAGGTGAAAAAACCGATGTAGTGGGAGGTCTTATAAAAGATATCTTAGCTCCATACCTGGATGTGCATGGTTATGGAAGAAAAGAAGGTATTGATTACGAAGAACTTCTAGACCTTTTAGATAAAAATCTAAAACCTGGTGAAATCAAGCATGTCGAAAAACGTGAAGGAAGTAGCCTAAGAGGAAACTGGGATGAAGTTGTTAAAGCTGTACAAGACATTATTGACGCTAACCTTGGTAAAAAAGAATCTACCGAAACTCCAGAACCAGAAGTAACAAGAGAAGACCCTATCGGCAAGGGAAAGATTGACCCTAAGGGCTATGCAGAAAAAGGCTATGTGCCGATGGTACATCCTAAGCCAGAATTCCCTGCTGAAATCGACGAGAAAAAGCTTATTGAAAAGGGCTTTGAGATCGAAGAGCAAGACAACCGCGACAAGCCTTCTCAAAACCGCGAAGAGGATGGCGAAGAAGGAGAAGAAGGTGCATTACCTTACGAAGATCCTTCAAAATTTGCTGCTGGTAAAAAAGCAGTAGTTATTTGGCACAACAAAGACTTTAGCGCTCCAGGGGCTCGTATAAAGATTACTTTTACAAGAAAAGCTGATGGATCTCTAGATCAAAAATACACAGAAATTCAGTGGCGAAACTGGGACGGCACCATCGATGGAGATGGTTACGGTCCTGCAGAATTATTAGATTTTGAATTAGAACGTAGCGAGGAAGAAACTTTTAGAAAAGCATTTGAGTTCGCTACAAAAGCTCTTGCAAGAAGAAATGAAGAATATAACAACGGTGAACTTCCAGGCACATTCCCGCACTTCTTTAGAAAAGTTGGAGATGACTACATTTGGAGAGCTCTAAAAGATCCTAAGACTGGAAAATGGAAAGCAGCTAAAACTGAAAAAATAGATCGGCTGAAAAAACCTCCATTTGGAGCTGTCATATCTAACAAGGATGGTAAGTGGACCGCCACCATTCTAGATCCAAAGGGTAACGTAGTTGCAACTTTTGAAGTTGATGGCGATGAGAATGACAAGTCAGCTCTAGAGAATCTTATAAATCAATCTTACGTTGAACTTGCTAAGAGATATAGAAACATAAATGCTCCAGCTGCCGCACCTACTCCTGCCAACGAGCCAGAAAAAATTGATGACAGTTTTGTAGATCTACAAGATGTTGCAGCTGACTGGGAAAAAGATAAGTATGGTCAAATTGCTCTTGGTTGGAATATGGCTAGGCCTCGCAATGGTAGCGGAAATATGGCAGTTCCAAAGAAAGGTGCTGAATTCTGGGGAGAGATTAGATACTGGGGAAGTACTGACTACCCTAGAGATCACATCTCTGTAAAATTCCAAGACAAAGACGGTTATTGGAGAGGGGCAGATCTTTATGGGTACTATAAAGATCCTGAACTTATAGCAAAAGCTAAGCAGTGGTTAGCTCAGCAATATCAGATTTGGAAAGATCCTGCACGTAGAGATGCTACTGAAGGTGTTACAGCTGATGGCCATAAGCCAAAGCGTGGAGATACTATATATCTAATTAATCGCGGAAAAATAGAAAAAGTAACTCTAGATGTTGGTCTAGAGGGTGATATGGATCCTGAGTTTAAAGATCTAGTTGGAAAATACTTTGTTAAGCAAACTAACTGGGGCGAATATGAAATTATGCTAGGGTCATCTGAAAGAAGTGCAGCGCACATTGGGGATATGATAGATGCTTATAAAGATGAAAATCTAGCTAAAGAAGAACTTCAAAGAAGACTTGATAATGAAAAAGAACTAGAAAATAAGTATGGTTTTAAATTCTTTAAATTAAATGATGAGGATGAAAAAGAACAGCCTGTTGAAGAAGAAACCACTCCTACAACCGAATCAAAAGAAATAACTGGCGAGCATAACTTCCCTCTACCGGATGATGTTCAAATGTTCCCCGCAGGTGCGGGAGAACCTTACGCTAAATATGTAATAAATGGAGAAGGATTCCAGCACGAAGCAGACTATCCCGACGTTCGTGCAAAAGATGGACTTCGCTATGGAGCAGAGATCTATTACGAAGAAGCGATCGAGCCTAATAGCTACAACAAAAAGGGAAGAGTTGCTGGTTGGAGAATAAGCTTATTAAATAACAAATGGCGAGAAGATATGTCTAGACGTAGACTTATTGACTATAGAAATGCCGAGGTTCCAGGAGATATTAATGATCCGGAAGTTTGGAAAAAAGCTGTAGAAGAAGCCAGAAAAATGGTGGCTAATGCAATAGCTGAAAATGGTGGAAATAACAACCCTTACACATCCGAATACATTCCTTTAGAATCTTTAGATCAAATTCAATCTGGCGACTACCTAATGTATGGTGGGCACTTCCCTCCAACTACTAGATGGAAGGGAACTAAAAGCGAAGAAACTAGTCCTAACTTCTATGCACAAGTTGTATCCGTTAAGACCGATGAAAACGGAAATAGAGTTTTTGAAATTAAAGAACCTAACCGTGCACAGGGCGGGTATTACGATAATGTCTTTGTTAATGATGAAGAGTTTTTGGCTAAGTTTGGTGGAATAACCGGCCTAGCTCGCTACTCTGACGAGAACCAGAACGTTAAGCCTGCTACTGAACCTGTAGCCGAAACTAAGGTAGAAGAAGAACCTAAGGAACTTACCGAGGAAGAACGTCAGGCTAATATAGATGCTTGGACTGAAGTTGGCCAGCTTTACAGAAAGTATCTAGCCGCTAAACGAGGCAAGAACATGAAACGCGAAGCTAAGCGTTTGAAGCAAGAGCTTAGCCCGTATCCTGTTGTAATGTTGCATGAAAAACTTAGCGATTATAAGGATATTTTAAACAACACTAGAAGTTCTTCAACAGATGAAAATGAGAAAAAAGCTATTGCTAAGAGAATAGCTGAACTTGTCGATGCAATGAAGCAGCTCAATGTACTAACTAATAAGGGTATGAAGGAAGGTGCCGGCAAACCAACCGATCCTCTAGACTTCAACTTTGACAACCTCTTTAGGGATATAGAAGTAGAAGATGGCATCTCTGAGTCTGACGTTGAAGAAGTTGTAAATGAGCCTGAAGTTGTAGAAGAGCCAGCAGCTGAGCCTACAGAAGAGCCTAAGAAAAATGTTATTGAGACCGCTGGCGGAGTTCTAGACTTTGATGCTCTATCTCCAATGCAATTAGGTAAAATTAAAGCCCACCTAGACAAAAAAGTTCGCTGGAATGGCGAAGTAATGACCTACCGTGAACTTTACAGCAGATTTGCTATTGGTAGGCGCAAGAGTCAAAATCTTAAAGACGTCGACTTTGTCAAAGGTCAATCAGAAAATATCTGGGGGCCTATTAAGTACTTCCTTTACGTAGATGAAAAAGGCGGCATGATTGACGTCCCTAAAATGATCTACGATGCTTTCAAGCCAACCAGCACTGATCCAAAAATGGATGAAGACGCTACTGCTCCAGTTCAAGAAGCTAAGATGGCTGAAGTACAGAGAAAGTGGGATGAGAAAGCTAAGGCAGAGGCAGAAACTGCTAAATCTGCTGAAGAAAAGCCAGAAGAGCCCGTTGAAGAGAAGCCGGAAAAACCTGTCGCGACTCCTGTAACTTCAGTAGAAACTCCTAAAGATCTTGGCCCAACTCAAATAACCAAGGAAACAGCTAAGCAATATCTAGCAGAAAAAGTAGACGTTGGGTGGACTATCTATGGTCCAGATGGTTATGCTCTTGGAGTTGTAGTTAAGAAAGATACTCTAGGTAGAGTTGTTCAGCTAACCGTAAGAGGTCCTAACGGGAAAGAAACTACATATAACTTCAATATGCTTACTAAGCTCAATGCTTTTAGCCCTAAAGACAAAAAAGATATTGAAAAAGCTATTAAGGCTAAACCGGTTGAGCCTAAGCCAGAAGTTGTAAAAGAGCCTACCTCGGAAGAGACTCCAGACAAGATCTCTCGTGAAGACGGTTACAGACTGTTCAATGCTATTAAAAAAGTCTATGATTTCATCCACAGAAGTAAAAGAACTGAAGATCCTGATGCTGCTAAAAAAGATGCAAACGATAAGGTTAATCAGCTAGCAAAGATTTTAAACCCTGAAGATATAGATGACTTTATTCGTTATGTAGATCTAGAAATAGCTTTTAAAAAGATAATGTCTAGTACAGATTATTTAGATAATTTTGAAAAATATATAGATAATTACTCTTCAGGTAATGGTGCCGAGGTTAACCCTATACACAGGGGTGCCGACGGTAAAATAATCAACAAGGGAGATGATCTAGTTGTTGTTGATAGTGATGGAAATCTTAAAAAGATAACGCTACAAGTATTTAAAAAGCCTAATCCTACAGCTTTTAGGGATAAAACAGACTTTATTGAGTGGGGATATCAACTCAGGCTTGATGGAAATAAAAATCCTGAAATTGTAAACATCAACGACTCTAAAGAGTCATATTCCTTAGATAATGTATTCCACACTCAAAATGAGTATGAGATCAGAAATATTATTTCTAATAGAAGTAAAGCTTTACCTAAAACTTCGGTAGCTCCTGAAGCTATAGAAAATGCTTCTTACAATGGAAATCTAGAGAATGATCTAAGTGCCTTTAAAAACAATCTTGAAAATGCAATTGAAAACTTTAGAAACCAGCCTGGTGCAGACAAGAACGTCTACAAAGCTGCAGCTAAAGAACTTTACAATGAGCTTAAGAAGCTAAACTCACTTTACGAAGATTCCGCTACAAGTGGCAATGACCTAGAGCAAATCCGTAACGTTTATGACGACAAGATCCGTGATCTAGGTGACGTTCAATCAGCTAAAGAAAAGTCTAACCCTAACCAAAACCGTGAGGGTGCTGAAAGAAATATCACTACAGCTACTCAAAAGACAAATATTTCAGCTGTAGAAGATGCTGTAAGAAATGGCGAAATAGACGATCTGAGCGCAAGCGACTCTATATCCGATCTGTTTAGCTCAACGTCTGAGTTTTCTCAATCTATCCTGCTTAAGCAAGTTGCAGCTGCAAGACTTCTTAGGTATATGCCAGATGCTAGATTTGATGATTTGCTTAAAGCTGCTATGAGCGGTGGATATTCTCCACTATTTAATGCATCTAGCCGCATGGATGTGCATTACATGAACTACAACGGTATAGCAAAAGAGGCCTTTTTTTCTCGTCTTTCAGGCCCTGCATCTTCATCAATATACAACGCTTTTAATGCAGATCTATCCGATATAAAAGAAGATACAGAACTTTTAGTCACTAATGTTAATGAAGTTAAGAGTCTGTCAACTATATCTATATTGACTGTAAATAAAGAACTTATGAATTCTGTTCTAGAAAAAATGGGCAATACAGATTCAAACAGTATTATAAAGTTTATAAATGATCAATTGTTTTTAAGAGTACATTCAAGTTTTAATCAGGAAGATGTAAATGATCTGAAGAAAATAATGATTTCTAATTTAATTCACTCATGGGCACTGTCTTCTAATGATAAAAACATAAAATCTCATGCTATGCAAAAAGTAGCTAAAGATATATTTGCTATGGACCCTAAAGCCACATCCGAGTGGAGCTTTGTTAGAGGCATGAATCAATACAATGTAGATATCTATAGGGAGCAGGGAACCGTTCCTAATGAAGTAAAAGATTTAATAGATTTAAATAACCACTATGAAGATCAGGTTGATCAAGAAGTTAAAGATCACAGACTTATTTATACACAGTTCTTACATGCAATGTATAACGCTACTCAAGATCTGCTGAAGGATCAGGGTATTGATGGGTTTATTGTGTATAGGGGATCTGACTCTACAGAACTAAATGAAATTTATAATAATTTAGGGTCTACTGGAGTATTTTCAGGCACTGTACAGCAGAGGCCACTATCTTCATGGTCAACTAATAGATATAAAGCAGAGAGTTTTGCAATGAACTCGCCAGGTAAAAATGCAGTAGTTATGGCTACAATAGTTCCGGCCGATAAAGTTATATCATTTTCTGGATCTGGGTTTGGATCTATGGATGAACGTGAAGTTGTTGTTTTAGGCGGGGACATAAAAGAAGCTTTGTTCTCATATCACTCATATCCTGGAAATAGAGATAATAGCGATCTAGAAGCGGCAATTAAAGAAGAAGCCGAAAGAAATCAAATTGTATCTAACGATCCAGTAAGCGGACAGACAGTAATTCAAGAACAAAGCAAGCCTTCTCAAAATAGAGAACGTGCTGAAAAACCTATAAACATCGATAACAGCGATGAAAATGCAGATTGGATTAAACAGAGCAGCTGGGATCTTTCTACCAACGTTGACGATTTCTTGAGAATGTTCACTAGTAGAGACCAGCTCTCAGACTTTATGACTAAGCCTACTGCTCAAGGTATGCCTGAAGAAATGCTACGCAATCTATGGCCAGCTGCTGACAAGCACTTTGAAAAAATAGAGTCTGCTCCTAAGGAAGAAGAGTCTAAGTACCTTCCAGAGCCTTTTGATCCTAGAGATAAAAAAGCAGATTTAGATGAGTATTACAACTATGACTATACCAAGATGCCTGATGGCACTCCTTTTAATAGTGATCAGCAGCAGCAGATGGATGCAATAGCTAAAAGATTAGAAAACATTCTTAAAAATAATGATGAAGATGCTAACTCTTTTGCTGTAAAGAATTTAAAAAACTTTAGAAGAACTTTATATCAGCAAATAATTGCTAAGCCTACCAAAGGCTCTTCTACTACAAGAGATAGCATTCTTAAACAGGTAGAGTTTAGCGATAAGCCAGCTGTAAAGTATTTTGATGAAGCTCGTGGACTAACTTACACAAGATATGTGGATAAGTTTACCGATAAATATGGTAGAAAATACTACATAGTTACTAACATAGACGAAAGCTCTGGACGTCAGACTGTAGTAGCCTACGACCAAAAAAACTTTGAAGGTATGCCTCTACCTGAAGATTATGTAAGAAAAGATCAACCTGTGTCTGGAATTAATGATGTCGGAGGACTCGATTCCTACATATTTAGAGACCCATCTGTGTCTGAAATCCAAAGTGTAATGGTTACCGATAGATACCAAAGAAGAGGCATAGCAACAGCATTGGTTGCTGTTCTAGAAAAGAGATTAGGACTTCCAGTAATTCACTCAGATAATCTTTCTAGCATGGGATTTGCTTTCTCTAACAGCATTGACCCTGGTAAGCCTGATCTGCACAATAACGAGAAGTCTATAAAACTACAGGAAGACAATGCACCATCTCAAAACCGTGAAGGATTTTTCAAGAGAAACAAAGCCAAGAAAGAACCTTTTGATCCTACAGATCCCACTATTGATTTAGAGAAGTATTACAACTACGATTATACTCAAATGCCTGATGGTACCCCATTCAATGTTTATCAACAGCAACAAATGGATATTCTTAAAGATGCGATTGACAATGAACCTGATGATTTTGAAAGAAAACTGCGTATTGCTGAAAGAAGACGTATCTATCAGGGATACACCGCTAAACCAAACTTAAAGTCTGGCACTAATCTTGAAAGTATTAAAGATCAGGTGGGACTTCTAGATGACAATACTTCTAGAATGAACTACAGCGGTGCCGGTAAACCTTATGCAGATCTACCACCAGAGTACAAGCAGAGTACTCAGTATATTGATGAGTTTACTGACAAGTACGGCAGACAGTACTGGGTAGTTACCAAGGTAGTAAACGGCCTCGGCATGTCAAACGTAAAGCTTTACGATAAGAGTAAAAACTCCCTACAAGATCTTCAAGATAATTCAGAAGATAGAACTCCTGTGTCTTCATTAGATGTCTTTAATAACAAAATTAGCATGGTCTACACTTCAGATAGATATGTAAGAAGAGGTCTAGCTACTGCAGCTCTTCACTTAGCAAGAGAGCGTTCTGGAAAAGAAGTCCAGCACTCAGAAATGTTAACCTCTTTTGGTAGAGCATTCTCTCTTTCAGTTGACCCTAACCCTGATCTTCATAGAAATGATGAATCAAAGGTTACTCTATCTAATAATCAACCTTCTCAAAACCGTGAGAACCAGTATCCGCCTGAGCCTTTTGATCCTAATGATCGTACTCTTGATCTAGATACTATCTATAATTATGATTACACTCAGCTGCCCGACGGCACTCCATTTAATGCAAAACAGCAAAAAATCATGGACTGGGAAAATAAAAATGTAGAAGATGCCATAGCTTCGGGAGATGACTCAAAAATACGTGCAGCTAAAATTTCTAGGAGATTTGAGTACACTAAATTCACAACTGTAGCTAACCCAGATTCTAAAACAAATATGGAAACCATCGCTGATCAAGTTACTCTAGGTAAATCTAAACCTAAAAAGTTTACTGGGTTTGTCCGTTACACAGATAAATTTATTGATAAGTACGGTAGAAAATATATGATCCTTACTGACATAAACACTGACAGCAGTAGCGATAAAAGTGTACTGGTAACCGTACATGATCTTGAAGGTAGATTCTTAGCACCCAACTTTACACCTGAGGGTATGGAAAATGTAGATACATTTGGTGGAAAATTTCTTCATATAGCTTCATTAAGAGTAGATGATGATGACAAAAAAGATCCTAATGCTGCTGCTAAAATTGGTTTAGTACTTACCAATGATGAATATAGACGCCGCGGTCTTGCAACAGCAATGTTGTATGTAGCTCGTAAGCACTACAGTAAACCTGTTAACCACTCAAGCACTCTTACCATGTACGGTAAAGCTTTTTCTAACTCGGTGGATGCTGGAAAACCAGACGTACACGATTCTTTAGAATCTAAGCAACTACAGATTGATCTTCTTAAGGAGAAGGGTCTTCCTGTAGAAGAGCCTAAGCTTGATGGCGATGAAATTGACTATGGACCTAATCAAAATAGAGAAAATGTTGAAGAGCCTACTATTCTTAATAAATATCTTGAAGTAATTCCTCTAAATAACTCCTATAGAGACAAGAATGACCCAGACCTAGACCTTACTGAATGGACTGGCAAAGGTGTAAAAATATATGGAATAGGTAATGGCGGTAATCCACTGGGTTATGTTAGAACTGAAAAGCTTGCCACAATGAAAGGCAATCTTGCAGATATGGAGAGCAGTACATCTTCTATAGCCCATGACCTCGAAGACGGAACTGGCTACTTAGAGCCGGTACTAGTTTGGTACAACCCTCTTACTGGAAGAGCTTTTATTGCAGAAGGAAATCATAGGGTTGAAGCTGCACGTATAGCTGGAAGAGAGTATGTGCCTGTTGTAGTTGGCGTTAGCACTGTGGACTTTAAAAATCCAACTACAATGGAAAGATCCGGAGGAGTCGGAGATGTAGTTCTAAATAAGGATGGAAGTCTAGAAAACTTCAAGAATGTTAAGGATGGATCACTTATAAATCCATACCACCTATTTAATGACGAAGATCTTTTATACCCTAGAATCAATTTGGATCCAAAGGATGTACCTGGATTTACAGACGTACTTAAAATACAGTCTGATCTTTTAAATGAGCTTATGGCTGAGAATGAAGAGACTGGACTTAATGAGATTGCTACGTGGTACGATCCGGATGCTTTTGATATAGATAGCTCAATTGGACATATGGGCGGAGCCTCTGAGCAATTAAAAGAGATTGCCGCTAAAAATATAGGTAATAATATGTTATCCTCTCCCAAAGATATTTTGGGAGCATTGGATCATGCCATATCTATCAGTCAGGTAGTCAGATCTAGGTTGAGTTATCTAGATAGTCAAAAGATGGCTCTAAAAGCTTTAGATAGTAAATCGGATAATTTAAATGGAAATTCTATTATATTATTTATTGATGACTCTGAGCACTCTCCATATGAAGGATTACATATAGAAACTCTAAGAGAAGTACTAGATTTCATGGATCCTTACGATGAAGAACTGTACGGAAACCCTTACGATGAAAAAACTATTGACTATAAAACTCTTTTTGACGATTACTATGCAAATGAAAATAAAAAACCAATTTTCTTTGACAATCCGGAAGACATAGAGGCATTTAAAGAAAAAGCCGCTTCAATACTTGTTGCGCAGTGGGCAGAGACATCTAATGGTAGTGATATGCTATCTCACGCTTTACAGATTGCTGCTGCTGAGACATTTAAAATGCCTGCTGGTTCGTGGGCCCCATGGAAAGTTCAAAGTAAAAACGCCCAGTATACAAAAGATATTTTAGAAAATGCAGAATACTACTATGGAATCCACAGTTCTGTTCTTAAAGATTTCTTAAAAACTATGTACGATCTTACCCAGGATCGATTTAAAAACTATGGAATAAAATACTTAACTCTTTACAGAGGTACTGGAGTAGACGAAGAAGCTTTTAAAATAGATACCGGTATTGAGTATAATGGCATAGGAGATGCTGAAATATTGCAAAGACCTATGTCAGCTTGGGCCTGGCTTCACGGTGATGCTTTCAACTTTGCTACTAGTAGGTTGCAAGAAAGAGCCGGAATGTTTATGGGAACTATTATTCCTGTTGAGCAGGTACTTTCTATTCCCGGCACAGGTTTTGGTTGCTTTGAAGAAGCTGAAGTAGTTCTACTGGCAGGAAAAAATAGACTAGTAAGGGCTGCTACTAGTGATGATTCTCATAAAGTACTTGATCAAAAAACTTTTATCGCTGAGAACGCAGATAAAGTAATCTCCTATTTAGTGGACCAGCTTCCTAAAGATAAAAACGCTTTTGATAATCTTATTGAATTTAACAGGAGTACTCCTAATGTCACTGGCCCATCACAAAATAGAGAGATTCCGTCTATCAACGTTGATGATAGTGTAGAAAACTCTGACTGGGTTATCTCCGAGTTTGCAAAAAAGAAAAAACTAGATGCTAAAGAAAATGAACTTCCTGAAGGATCTGGTCAAACTAATCCAGTCGAGGAACCTATTTCCTTAAACGAGCTACACAGAACATTTATTACAGCACTTTTATCTGGTGCCGGAGATCAGAGAACTAGACCTCTTCCTGATGCAAAGCCAGAGTGGTTAGCAGCAGATGTAGAAACTGATAACTTAACGATGGCTGAAAAAAATGCTATTTACACGTGGTACATGGGTGTTGTTAAGGGAGATGGAGCTAGTAGTGACAATCTATCTATTAATGCTCAGGTCTATCTTACTAAGCATATAATTCCTTTAATTAATAGGCATGATGAGGAGCATATGTTGCTTCCTCATCACGATATCTATATAAATAAAGATAATAATGTGACTATTAAAGTTGTTAGATTTATAACTAATCCAACTAAGAAAAATGGTAAAACAAATGTAAATACCGAATACAGAGCTGCTACAGCTGCTGGAGTGGCTAAATTTGCAAATAAACTTTCGGATGTATTATCTAGAGTTAAATTTAAGTTCCCTGTAAAAGAGCTTCAAGTTATTGTTACTCATCCTAATATAGAGGATTTTTTCAAGCCATTTACTAGAGATGATGGTACTCGTGGCCGAAACTTAGCTGGGTTGTCTTTTCCTCACATGTTTGTTAATGGTCAAATTTTGAACGAAGAAGATAATAAACCTAACCCTAAACTAACTGAAAATCCTAGGGCAGATGCTACAGAGCTAGAGTCTACAATTGCTCACGAAATAGCACACGTTCTTGAACAAAAAGGTATCATTAATTTTAGCGATCAGGCTACGAAAGATACGCTTCGTAGATTTATGACTGAATATCCTCTAAGTGACTATGCAGCTACTGATGAAGGAGAATATCTAGCGGAAGCATATGCTGGAATGATAATATCCGAAGATGGTATTGGAAGGCATAAAGAAGTTGCGGACTGGATCAATGATCAGATTGCTACTGTTGATGAAAGAAAAGAAAAAGCTGCTATTGATCTTCTAAAGGGTATGCTAGAAAAACTTGGTATTCAAAATAATAATAAACCTAGCCAAAACAGGGAAGGTTCTAGAGAACAAATTATTGCATCTGCGGCTAAGGACATTGCTTCTAGTGGTATCGGGTTTACTCCTGGAAAAATTAAAAATGACATAAGCATAGCGATTGATGGTCCTGTAGTACAGATTGAAGGATCTCCTAAAAAAGATGCAGTAGCCCCATCTGATCAGGCTACCGCTATTAAAAATGAAATAATCGGCCTAGGACATATGATTCTAGATGATGCTAGAGCTATCTCAGATGAGCAAGCTAGAGCTGAAGGTCTTATTCCTGAAGGATTTACTGCTGAAGAATATAGAAAAAAGCTAGAGAATGATGCTAAATCCTTAAACGGAGAAATACTTAGGGGAGACAGTAAGTTTAGAGCTATGTCTCAAGATCTTATGAGAAATGCTTTCAATAGACTTTCTTATGAAGATAAAGAAGAGATATTCCAAAGTTTAAAACAAGAGGCTGCTAAAGAATTATCTGGTAAAGATGTAAATGTTTTTAGTGCAGAAGAAACTTTTAATATGCTTCTAGTTGAGTACGGGGATGACCTTTCCCATAAACTTGCTTATGATTATGCTACCCCATATTCAGAGTTTATTTTTGATACTGGTAAAACTGTGCTACAAAGAGTTAGAAATAAAAAAACTTTAAGATTAACTAAAGATGTAGAAGAAGTAAGAGCTTTAATAGATGTTACGGGAGCACACGAGGGCGGAGAAACTATCCTAAGTCTGCTTACCAAATGGGCTATTCGAACAGGTAAAATTGACACATCAGACCTTGCCAAGAAAGCAACTGAAATAAAGGAAGTAAGAGATCGGCTTAGAGCTTCTCCAAAAGCAGAAGATTTTACTAATAAATATCATTCTATAATTGGTAAAAATATTAAATCTCAGATGGAAAAGGCTGGAGTTGAATTTGACTCGGTGCCTGCACATCAGTTCTTTAATCAATATAAAGACTACAAATATGTTAATAGTAATGAAAAATTCCAGGATATTAGAATAGATAGAAATAAGAAACTTATTAAAAATCTAGAAGAAACTCTTAGTTTTGTTCCTAAGGATATTATTCTAGCTGGAATGGAATATCTAGCTCATACTGGTGGAAAACTTGGAGTTCAAATTTCCGATGCACGTGCGCAATTTAAACAACACTGGAAAAATAAAAATTTAATAAATTCATTGAGATGGAAAAAAGAGCAGGGTGACGGAGGATTCTTCCGTGGAGACTCGACTGATGACTACTTACATGAAGTTTGGCATTTCTTCCAGATGATCAACCATGACATTGCAGCTTTAGAACACGCTTTTTCTTATGACAGAATAAAAACAGCTGATAGCAGCAACATTATTCCTTCAATGGAAGTTTATGAAAAATGGATGGAAGAATCTTTTTCTGGAGCAAAAGTGGCAGATCCTTATACTGTGAAAGTATACCCTCGTTCTACCAGTAAGTTTGCTACTTTTAGTCCTAATAACCACAGTGCTGAAGTTATAACTACTACGATGCAAGATCTATTTACCGATCCCGGTAGATTCTCTACTCCAAATGGTGTAACCGTGAAAACTGGAAAAGGCAAAAAAACTACTAGATTCAGCGATGCTCACATGGATATAGCAACTGGCGTTTGGTACACTAATGCCACTATGACAACTAAAATCGATCCTAAGCTGATCACTGGAATTGAAGGACTAGATCCTTCCAATGACACCGACTGGGATCTAAAAGCTTTTGGAATCGGTCTGCTGATGTCACTATTGAACTGGGAGAATAAGTAATAATGGATGAAGAACTAGAATATCCGTATGATGATTGGTCTGAGATTTGGAATTTTATTATAGAAGGAGTAGAACTTACTTGGATTCCTAGATCTCCCTACCTTAAAGGGGATGGGTCAGATGATGGGTATCACATAATTTCTCAAATAGAGCAGTTTATAGACTCTATAAGATCTAAGCCAGACGGAACTTTTCTTATTCCTCCCTCCGGGCCAGCCTTACTTAAAAGTATAAGTTCGGCTTATACAGTTCTTTTTGCTATAGCTTCTATCTATGGGCTAGACCCAAAAATAGTATCTTTTTCTGATAATGCCCCTAAGTGGTCGGATCTAGATCCAAAAGATAGTGAAGATGAAAAAGACTCTTCAGTTAATTAATAGATTATAATAATATTTGGAATAGAAGGTAACTAATGAGTATTGATAATATTGTGCAAATATCTGTGGATACATTTGATCCTAAAGATAAACCTAAGACTGTCTATATTAATTTAAATACAGCAACCCTAGAAGAGCTTAAGCCTTACATTGGGATAGATGACCGAGTTAGGGATGCTTACGGCAGAAAGTTCATTGAAGAAATGAACAGAAAAAAAGACACTAAATAATAGTACTGATAGAATAGTACTGCGTATAAGCGTTATATTTGCCTACGCTGACGTTACCATCCATTATGGAGGATTTTACTTAGATGTTTGAATCGGAAAACACCCCCACATTCTCTGGTAGGGACGGGTCATTGGCTCTATTTACCTACGAGAACCGCGGTGTTGTAATTGATACAGATGTCAATCTCGTAGTCCAAACTGGCTCCTCAGATAGCATTTCATCTTCTAAAGACTGGCAGTCATCTACAGAAGAGTTTTCTTCAAATGTTTTAGAGCTAGTAAGCGGAGCTTTCTCTGATCTAGATATGAAGATCTTGGCTTCCGCTAACAGACTTTATACTATCCCTAAAGGTGCTCAGGCTGAAGCTAAAAAAGCTCTTGAATGGCATAAAGAGCACCACCGTGGCGGGACTCCTGTAGGTCTAAACAGTGCTCGTATTCTTGCTAAAGGTGGCCAAATTGGTCTACATAAAGTTCGCCACATTGCTAAATATTTTCCTCGTCACGAAGTGGATAAAAAAGGCAAAGGTTGGAGACCGGGCGAAGATAACTTCCCAAGCAACGGACGAATCGCGTGGGCCTTGTGGGGCGGAGACACCGCTTGGAGCTGGGCACGAGCTATCGTTGAACGTGAGAATAAAGCTTTAACTGCTGATGGTTATACCGAGTCTGAATATACTTCATATCTACCAGAACGTGACTATGATGCAGACCTAGAAGATTTTACTAAATCAGTTTATCTAGATCCATCTACAGCTCCAGATTTTATTGCCAGAGTTCGAATGGATGGCTCGGGAATTGATCGTCTATACAAAATTGACTCTAACGGAGATGTCTATGTTTGGGATGATGGCCAGTGGGATGATCTTGGAAATGTAAATGGACTTATCTGGGATTACGATGCAGAACTTGACGCTGATTATGACGAAACAAGTAAAACTCACATTTCTATTGACCCAGATTCTGCAATTATTATATCAGCCAGACTTCAACAGAATCCTTACAAATGCGTATCTGTATCAGATATCGATGCCGATGAAGCAATGCTTGCATCGGAAGCCTATCAAGAACTTGATTTAGTTACAATTGACAGATCTCTGACGGCTGCTGGCGAAGATCCTATTGGATCCGATGGCTATACTGACGCCGAGCGAGCCGCTAATGCCGAACGTCAATCTAGAGACCGAGGCGGCAAATTTGCTCCTCAGGGTGGAAATGCTCCTGGAGCTATTCCCGTTGCGGAGAGAACTAAATACAAAACTCCACCTTTAGGAGATTTTTCTCATCCTTTAGATACTTCAGGTATTCTTGGACGTCCACGCTCCCCAATTGATAAGCCTCAGGCTCACATCAAGGGTGACCTCCCTGCAATGACTTCTAATGATCTACATAACCTACTTTACGACTGGACTGGTTGGGTCGACTCACAGCGTTCTGCTGCAGGAGAAGGCCCTGCTCACGGCATTCAAAGCTCTGCTGCCGAGCAAGAAGAGACTAGCGATGTAGCGTCTTACGACCATCCGCTCCTACAAAAGTGGATCAAGTCTGTAAATGAGCCTAAGAAAACTCAATCAGAAAGCGAAGACGATTCCTGGGCTAAACCTGTAGTTGCTGCTACTGAAGCTGCACCTAAGGGAAAAGGCGTAGAGATGACTCCAAAGACATCTGACGTAAAGCCTATTTACTTAGCTGTTGTAGCCCAAGATGACCCACGTGCAGTATTAAATTTAGTTGCAATAGTTCCAGAAAGCTCTACATCACCTAAGCCTATGACTTACATTCGTAAAGAAGGTAAGTGGGTTCGTGACCCTAGCGTTCTAAATGATTTTAAATCAGCAACTCCTCCTCCTGTAGTTCCTTTAGATAAGTCGACTCTAAATGACGTCTTACTTCAGGTAGATGAGTCATCTAAGCCGATAACTGCTTCAATACTTTTTGACGTTGATCTTTTACTTACCGTTCTTTGGGGACCTAACCCTCTAGTATCTGCAGGTGGACTGGATCGTAATAAAGGTAAAGCTGAAGAACTTCGTCACTATTGGACCCGCGGTAAAGGTGGGTTAAAAATTCGTTGGGGTACAGCAGGAGACTGGACACGCTGTGTACGTCACTTAGGTAAGTACCTAGGTCCACGCGCTAAAGGCTACTGTGCTCTACGTCATAAAGAGACTACTGGAATGTGGACAGGCGATAAAAAGCATCGTCAAATGTATAGCCACAAGCGTGGCGGAAGAAGTGTTTTTAGCACTGAATTAATTGAATCAACAGATAACATCATTGTTAAATCAGAAGTTGCGGCTAGAGCGGCTGATGCAAAGTTTAGAGTTGGACTTGTTGCCGCTTCCGGACTTATTACCGAAGGCCTTAAGTTTAAGATTCCTCTAGTTATCCCGGAAGAGCTTGAGTCTGGCGATGGTAGATGTTTTGTTAAGGGTGCTTTGACTATTCGTGAACTGCCTCTCCCGCTACTATGGCAAATGAAAACTGCTGAAGGCCACATGGGATCCGTGGTAGTTGGACGTATTGACCATATGGAGCGTACCTCTCAGGGTATTGGAAATGCTTATGGTGTTTTTGATACTAGTGAGTTCGGTAAAGAGGCTCAAAGGCTTATTGAAAATGGATTTATAAAAGGTGTATCGGCTGATCTAGATCGGTTTGAAGCAAAAGAGATCAAGTCTGAAGCCGCTGAAGGTGAAGAAGATCTAGGAAAGAGCAAACTTTCTATAAATAAAGCACGTGTAATGGCTGTTACAATTGTACCTAAGCCAGCATTTCAAGAATGCAAAATTATTATAGAAAAAAACACCAATACCCCTCAGGAGGACAGCATGATTGCCGATGGCATCTATCAGGATGACCCGGACACCGCTAATGCTCAAGCACTAGTTGCTTGCGGTATTATTGCTGGTGCGATCCCGGTCGTTCCGCCAAACGAATGGTTTAACGATCCTAAGCTAGATAAGGCCACCCCTATCACTGTCGACGACAACGGTAGAGTTTTTGGTCACATTGCAGCTTGGCACGTTGACCACATTGGTTTGGCATATGGAACTAAACCACCGCGTAGCAAGAGTGGCTACGCTTACTTCCACACCGGAGTAATTAGAACCGACTCAGGCAAGGATGTCCCGGTCGGGCAGCTTACCCTTGCTGGTGGACACGCTTCTTTAGAGGCTAGTGCATCTGAAGCAGTTAGGCACTATGACGATACCGCGTCTGCAATCGCAGACGTTCATGCTGGCGAAGATGCTTACGGCATCTGGGTAGCTGGTGGATTACGTCCTAGCGCACAACCAGAACAGATTCGTGCACTTCGTGCTTCAGCTCCTTCAGGCGACTGGAGACCTATTCGTGGTGCTCTAGAACTTGTCGCTGTTTGCCAAGTAAACGTTCCTGGATTCCCAGTCGCTCGTGCTCGTGTTGCTTCAGGTGCTATTATGGCTCTAGTTGCAGCAGGTGCTCTGCCTTTAGCTAGAATGAAAGCAGAT